GTTTGACTCTCCTGAATCATTTTGCTGAGTTAAGTCCTCATCATAAGTTTTAGAATCAGAATTTGAACTTGGTGCATTATCATCATTATCAAAATCATTTTCAGCCGTACTTATAGCATCTTCTTCTATGACTTCCTCAACTTCTTCAACAACTTCTTCAGAAATAATTTCTTTTGGTTTGAACATTTTTTCTAAAAAATTCATCATATCATTAGTTTCACTAACAAGTTTTTCGTTTTTAGAAAACAAAGGATTTTCTTCATTGCTTTCTTTTAATAACTTTTCGTCTGGAATGTTAGTTTTACTTTTATCTAAATCTTGTTGAATTCTTTCAAATAATTTTTCAGTCTTATAATTTAATTTTTGATTATTTTGCAATAAAGATGTTTCAGAATCTTCATTTATAGATTCATCCTTACCTAATAAATCATCTAAGTAATTATCAAACCTACTATCTGATTCTTTAAGCTTTCTTTTCAATATTACTTGTTTACTCTCAGCTAATGGAGGTAATTCTTCACCACCACCCGCTTCAGGAGTTGGTCCGCCTGCACCAGCATCTTCACCACCACCTAAATCAGCACCAACTTCACCGCCACCAGCTTCTGCGCCTAAATCAGGAGCGCCCATATCAAGGCCGCCACCTAATCCACCACCAAGAGAGCTTCCGCCTCCTCCGCCTCCGCCACCAGCGTCAGCTCCACCTTCGTCACCACCACCTGGTTTAGCAACAGCTCCAGGGATTTCATACTTAGCATCAAGTTCATCAAATAAACCAATCTTTTTATATGTATCAACAGCAGAATCAATTTCGGCAAATATTTTCTTCTCAACTTTCTTCTGCTTTAATATTAATTTAATATCTGCTTTAGAAAATCCAAGAATGTTTTCCATTACCCAAGTCCATGATGTAAATGAAGTAGAATCTGGTGCATAATATTCTTTTGCAACTTCTAATCTTGCCTTCATTGTCTCAAGCTTTAAAAGCTCTTGCTGCGTAGAAGGATTTGTAAGACTTAATGAGAAGTTATCAATATCATCTTTGAAGCCTGCAAAATACAAATGTATGTTTGCAATTCTTCTTAATTCCATTAAAACAATTTCTTGTATAGAATTTATTGTTCTAGAAAATCTTAAATCAGCCTGAGATAAAGTGCTACCACCTGGCATACTCTCTGCATAATTTAAATAAGTCTTAGGAACTTGTAATGAAGCAAATAATTTATTTTGTAAATATTCAATATCCTGAATGTCTCCTAAATTAGAAGCTCCAGGCAATGTATCAATTCTTGAAGATTTATCTCCACGAATAGGAATGAAATAATCCTCAGTAATGTTCATTGGATTATATTTCATATTTATGTTTCCAGTTTTCTGGTCAACAATTGGTGACTTCTTAATTTGGTTTTGAATCTTTTGAACATATTGTTTTACATCACCATCTTCTAAGTTACCGATTTCAATATAAAACACTCTTCTTTCTGGTGCTCTTGTAATACGATATACCAACATTGAATCTTCTGCAAGTTGTAATTGCTTCCATAACTTTCTTGCTGGGTCCAATATAGAACGACCATAAGGAAGTTTTTTTGTATCTTCAATTAATCTAAAGTGAGCAATCTGCCACTCTTCAAAATAATCATTTGTTGTTTCCCAACGGAATCTTACAGCGTTTGGTTTTCCTTCATAACCTTCTTCTCTGTGAAGTTCTTCTACTGGAAGTGTCATGAAATCATAAATACCATCATTCTTATCAATATGAAGATGTACAAAATAATCTCCGTATTTAATCAAATCTCTAATCCAAAGTTTAAGGTTGAATTCTATGTTCAAACGTTTATTAAATAAATCTTTTAATACATCTTTAACTCTAGCGTTCTCAGAATATACTTCAAGAATATTTCCTTTTTCATTTCTTGTTAAACACTCATCTCTAATAATGTTAAGTGCTGCAGCAATTTCTGGAGACATATCCATTGCTCTAAAATCTTGATAAGCTGAAATTCTATCAGTATCAAAATATAAAGTTCTTTGATATAAATTGTGTCCAATTTTATTTACTTGCCAATCTAAATATTCTTGTTGTATATTTTCAATTGCATTATCCTGATTTGAAATAAGTCCGCCACCTCCTTGAGATGAAAATTGTGCTGTATGTGGCATTTCAGGAGTTTTCCTTTTTCCGCCATTAATAGCGTCTAAAACACCTTGAAAAATGCTATTTTGATTATTTTGTTGCTCTTCTGCCATTTTATAGTAATTTTAAAAAATATAATTAAATCATCATCTAAAACAAATAGTTTATTAACCCATTAACCAACTTAGGTCATCTTCTGGTTCGTCAGTACTTGTGTTGTTTTGTATAAATAAACCTCCGCTTCCGCTAGGAACATCGCTTATTTCTTTCTTAGGGGTACCATCATCTATTTTACCAGTTGATGAGCTGTTTCCTATTGAAATAGCATCTAACATGCTCTTATACATATTGTTTGTAATTGCCACGTTTCCATATTCAGTATCTCTAATATAAAGGGCCAATCCTAATGCAAATATTAAGTCATCATTATAACCCCTTTCTGCTTCTGGCCTATCACCCTTCATAATAAATGTTGACATCTCGGCCACCAACCTTGGAGAGTTAAGAATTAAATTTCCCTCTCTCATATGTTCGATTATTGCCTTTATAATCAAAGGTCTTGACATTCTGGTTGTTTGGAAACCAGGTATTTCAACTCCTAAAGGAATTTTATAATCATAAGGCCTTACGTGAATATCTTGAGTGTTTTTAGAGTAAAATAAACGTCTGTAATGAAACTTATCTCTTAAATCTAAACCAACACTTAAACCAAATGAGTTCGCCTCTATAACCAAAAATGCTTCGTTGTATGTTCTTCCAACCCAATCTATCAAATAAGGTAATAAATCCACACCTATTTTGTCTTTATATTCAGCAACCTGTTCTAAAGTTTCTACATCTATAACTTGTATGGTTGAATAATCCTGTCCATCACCCCTGGCAACGTCAACTCCGACTATATAACTCCTTCCAGCAACTGCCCTTTTCCAAATATGAAAACTAGTTTCTTCTGTTACGAAAGTACCAGCCTTAACATCTCCTTTAAATAAAAAATCATATTTTAAATAAAGATATGGCTTAATTTTTCTTACAGCTTTTTCATACTTTTCTATCAAATTACTTTCGATAGCCAAATATTTAGACCCCTCAAATGATAAATCTAACTCTTGCGCAATTTTTACACTATCATAATTAAGTCTTCTACATTGTTCTTCATACCATGGGCTCCAAGGAACATCATTTCCTGATGGGTCTCTTCTCATCTCTAAACCGACTGATGATTGTGGATTTTCTGTCCAGTGAACATTTAAATGATTGAAATCATTTTCTCCATTTATAGAATTTACCCAAGTCTTATGATATAAACTTCCAGTTCCATTTGGAGTTGAAATCATTATACACTTTCCTTTTGTTGCAGAAAGGGCCATACCAGCACCCATCCAAATAGCCTGGTCATCTTTTATAAACGCTGTCTCATCCAATATAAGCATGGTCAAAGCTTCACCACGACCAGCATTTGGACTTGATGCCTTTGCTTCAACCCATGACTTATTTGAGAACTCTAATTTTGTTTGATTGTTTGTAACAACAGCGTCTGGCTGAAGCCACTTTGGTGTATTATCAATAAATTGTTTTACTGTGGCCAAGAACCTTCTTGCTCCAGCTCCATCATTGGCAATGATTAATATTTTTTCATCATATCTAAACATCAATCTCCAGGCAACATATCCAGCTGTAATAACTGAAAGCCCTGTTTGTCTTGACTTTAAAACAATGTTGTTTTGATATTTATGGAAATCTAATACACATCTTTCTTGATATGGGAAACACTCCATTTTCATTACTTTTTTCTGAACCGCATTAAAAACATGGCCATAAGTGTTGAGATAGTACAAAGGGCTTTTTATACATTTATACTTTTCTTTAAGTATATTCTGTGGGGTTAAAATCATAAATAACTCTAATTGTTTACAAATAAATAGGTTAGAATTATTTATATGCCATTATAGGCCTATAAAGATGTTTTGTTCGAATTCGCTATCTGGTCTGATATATACTGTGTTTGATACGAATATAACGTCTGTCATATTGTTTTTTGAATACATTTGATAGTCTCCGATAGTATCTGCTGACCAAGAGAATGTAAAAATTCCTCTAGTTGAATCTGTGAGTGAATAAGATGGTGTTGAGCCTGTGAATAATGTATTATTTAAATATAAAACAGAATCAAATGTAGCCCCAGTTACTGGATTATTATCCAAGTCTAAAGAAAGTACATTTTCATACGCTGTTTGTCCTGTTTTGATATTCATACTAATAAATAGAATTTAACTTTTAAATTTTTCTTTTTTCTCTAATAAAATATTGTGCTTTTAAATCTTTTTTTGCTTGAGTATAATGCCAGGCATCAATAGCATGTTGTTTTTGACCAAAAAAGAAGTTTAATAACTTGCTGAATTTTAAACCAAACTTATTTAATTTGTTTTCAACTTGAAGCTTTCCGATTGTAGCTGATACAGAAATATCCTTTTTAGAAAATTCTGTATTCTCTTCAGCTGTAACCATATCTTCTATAATTTCTCCATTAACATTCCAAGCTAAATCTAACGAGTAAGCTGCTTCATAAATAAGATTTGCCAATGCTGATGCAAACCCATCAACCAATCTCCACCAAAATTGAAAAAATGCTAAAGGTTTTTTAAGAGTCACAGTATACCACACTGAATATCCTAACGAATATAATGTTCCAACTGAGAACATTAAAACGCTAACTAATAATGCCCATACAAGAGCCCATATTGATATAAATAAATCTTTCATATTTTTATTTTAAAATGTTAATTGTTCTATTACTGCTACTTTTATTCCTTCTGTCAAATAAGCTTTTGTTGATGCGCTTACTGCATCTCTTAATGGCTGAGTATACCCTTGAGTAAAATATTCCATTTGAGTTTTAACTGATGTAAGCATATCAAAAGCATATGTCTGATTTAATGGTTCTCCATAAATTGCTTTTAGACCATCCAACAAAGAGGTCTTTGCAAATGATAACATATTACCCCTTCTGTCTATACCTTCTTGAATTGCTTCTTCTGGAGTATAATATTTTCTGAAACTCAAAGTTAATCCTGTTGTGCCATCATTTAAAATCCAATTACAAGTCATATCTCTATATTGAACAAGGCCTATTACATCTCTGGTATAATTTCTAAATTCAGAAACCACCAAGTCGCTATATGTTTGAGAAGTTGGAATATAATTTGTATAATATTCTACGCTTTTAAGTTCGCCTTTTACAATTGTTCTTTTTTTATTTAATCCTAAAATGTCATAATCAATTTTTGAAGGGTTGTCATTAGAATCATTTATTTTAAATTTCTTTTGTTCGCAGTAGTTTGCATCGTAAACATAATTTGAAATCAAATCCGTTAAGATACCTTGCTCTGTAGGATTCAGATTGGTATAAAAACCAAGCTCAACCGAACCGTCATATCCAGTAAAATAACCATCAATCGACTGCCCTTCGTAGGTAGCAACCAATCTCTTGTTTATTTGCAAATAGACCTCGTTTATTAATTGGTCTACATTATATTGTGCTATATTAAAATTATATATATCCATTTTAAACTAAACTTGAATTTAATGTTCCTATTATTGAAAGTGTCTTACCTGCCTGTGCCGTTAAAGTTCCTGTTGATGCTGACATTTGAATTTTTATGACATCTCCATTTGCTACGCCTGTTACTCTACATGTCAACGATACAGTCCTTAATGCTGCAGCTAATGATGCACCAGCATTTGAAAATATAACAAGAGGGGAGCCTGCAATTTGAACCCCGTTTAAAGTAGCTCTCAATGTTGAGTTTCCTGAGTTTGAGCTATTAGAAAATTGTCCAGTAAAAATAACAATATAAGTGGTTGTGGATGCTCCCAAATTTTTTGAAGTCAAAACCATACCAGGTACATCAACCAAAGCTGTTGTTGCTGTTGCTGTTGTTGCAGTTGAAATTGACTGCATATCTAATTTTGTTGTACCACTTCCTGATGTAGGATTTACTTGCCAAGTTGCATTCCCGCTTGCATCTGATGTTAACATATAACCAGCTACAGGTGACACAGGATATTGTATAGAACTTATAAATACTGATGTGTTTGCACTTAAAGTTGTTGCACTTAAAGTTGGAATATTAACTTGTCCA